CGATGGGTATAGAAACTTGATTCAACTCAGCCTGATACTTGCGATCGCCGACAACCAAAAGAAGGTTGCGAGCGCGTTCAAGTTTCTCCGCAAGATCATAACAGTTCTTGGCACTGAGATCGTACTGCGAAAGAGTGTTCGCAAGAACATGATCGACACCATTCACCAGATCGATCGCTCCACTCAACAACGTTTCAGTTTGTTTTCTCATATCAACCCCAATCTTTGAAATTGCCAGATTGTTCATTGTCGTCAAAACCAAGATTGTATTCAGCAATCTGCTGCTTGGTCATGAATCGCTCAGGAATCTCGTCGCTGGCATACGTCGCATCAGTGAAGAAGTGTGGACGACGAGGACGACGATAGTAACTGTCGGCAGAGCCACGATCGTACGCACCGCCATGTCGTTTGTCGATATTCATTATGCAGCCACCGACGAGTCACGCCACACAACCTGCACACGAGGAGCAGCATTCTTTTCTTTAGCAAGATCGTCGAAGAAATGATTGCCAGGCAACGGAGCGACGAAAGTATCCGAGAGGATTTTCTTGTCAGCATTGCCCTGCCATACACGCTGGACGGTGCGAGCACGGAAAGTGCCGTCCATCTCGCTGATGCCGATCACGACACCAACATAATAACAGTCATTGACACCAACGAAGTCAAGAGACTTGACGACGTCACCAATTTTCACAGTGTTTTCGCTTTTCATAATTATATTCTAACTGAATCCTTGCAAAACGCAATAGGAAAAAACCGAATAGAATCAATAACTTACGAGCACGTCCTGGAACACCTGTTTTGCCTGTTCGAAACTGGTGTCAGGAAGGTCGATTTTGTTGCCAGTAGAGCGGCATTCAATCTCATAGTGATAATCTGACACATACCAGAGTGTGTGTCGAGCACCAAACTTGTCGTTTTCAGACATGATATACTGGTAATTTTTCATGGCTTTAGACTTCGCCGTTTGCGTAGGACTGAATGAAAAACGTGACGTCTATAATGAGTTCACGTAACTCGTGGTTGGTCGCCGTTTCTGGCTTGGCTGTGGGGTAGTCAAATCCCGCTGCTATTGCTGCTGGTTTGATAGCGTTGACTAGGGTAATGAGGCGTGCCCGTTCTTGCTGGGCGGCGATATCGTTTTTCATCATATTTCATATTCTACCTGAAACACAGGAAAACACAACAGAGAAAACTCGAATAAAATCAATAACTTATGACAGCCTCTCTCGCCGAGGAGAGAGGCGCGAGAGCGGTCCTAGAATGGGGGTTCCCCTAGTTCTGGGGGAAGGTCGAAATAGCGTATTCGGACTCCTGCCTCGCGCAGCATGACTTCGGCGTGATCGATCGAGTAATGCTTGCCAGCACCCTTACCTGTGAATGGTCGATTCGGACCGATGACTTCCTTGATACCTGCTTGGATCAATGCGCGTGTGCAATCAGCGCATGGCTTTGGTTCCCAGTTCAGATATGCGCGAGAATTGTTGAGCGAAACACCAACACGTGCAGCATTGAAGATTGCATTGCGTTCAGCATGTTCAACCCAGTGATACTTTTCTGGTCGTTTCCAACGATCTTTCCAATCTTCTTCGATTCCGCGAGGAAAGCCATTGAAACCCGTCGACAAAATGACATTATCATCATTGACGATCACGCAGCCGACTTTTGTCGACGGGTCCTTGCTTTTCTGAGCGATCAGAGTAGCCTGTAAGACAAACAATTCATCCCACGATAGTTCATCACGAATCATAATATAATCTCAATGGTTACTTGATTGCAATCTTACGAGGTTTCTGTTCTTCAGGAATGACATTTTCTAATTGAATAGAAAGAATGCCATCAGCAAGGGCAGCATCACGAACCACTACTGTGTCTGACAAAACAAATTGGCGAGCGAATTTACGACCAGCAATACCCTTTACAAGATATTCGCGAGTGTCTTCTTCTACCTTTTTGCCTGCAACTTTGAGAGAGTTTTTCTCAGCAGTGATTTCAATCTCATCAATCTTATATCCAGCAACTGCTAGTTCCACGACAAAGTTGTATTCGTCTTTCTTGATGACATTCACTGGAGGAAAAGCATTGGATGTTGCTGTTAGTAGATGAGCCGCATTATCGAGAGCAGCGAACGCATTTTCAAACCCAAGAGCAGTTGGAAGGAGGCGATCGAGTGATGCGGATGTGAGTGTTGTGATATTAGTCATTTTGTTACTCCTTTAGTAAGCAAGTATAGTTATGGAACCCCAAATGAGCATTCCATCTCTATTTATATCAGTTTGACACACCAGTTGAACCAAAACCACCGCTGCGCTCAGAGTGCTTCTCTGGTCTTTTTGTAACAACAGTAAAGTCAAAGGGTTCATTTGAAACAATCTCAGCCTGAGCAATGCGATCACCGCGACGAATTGTTTGGTGCATCTTTGAGATATTCGTTAGAAGAACAAACACCTCTTCTTGGTAGTCTGCGTCGACAACACCCTCGCTGTTTGCTAGAACCAATCCTTTCTTGAGCGAAAGTCCCGAGCGAGGATGAAGGCGAATGCTGTAGTTCTGAAGTGGCAGAGAACTATCGTGTTTTGTAATGTCTGCATATGTTTCAATCGTAACGTGACGTTCGATCTTGAAGATCAACCCTGTGGGAACCAGCAGACGATCTCCAGGATAAATGAAGAATTCTCCAAAACTGTTTACTGATCGCTCAGTAGGAGAATTGAAGGAATCATATCCATTGACAACATTTGAAGTTGGCTGGAAAGATAAATCGAAACAATTTGCGAGAGTAGTGCCGTATGTTGGAAGTTCAATATCATCACGAAGTCTATACACATTCACAATTAGCATAAATTATCCTTCCTTCTTTTTCTTCCCGATTGTATATTTGGAAACCAATTGCCACTCATTCTTCTCCTTGAACGGAAGAATCTTGATCTGGCTCAATGGTGCGACGTTATCCTTTGTCTTATTCTCATCTACGAGTTTCACCAAACCCCACTCAGCCATTAGATTCGCAATCGTGTTACGACGCTGAATGTCATTGTCTGACATATTGGATGGCTTACCGTCTAGTTCAAAGAGTTCTTTGAAATGAACGATGTAATACTTTCCTTGCTTATGGAGGATATGGCAGGACTGATAGAGAATGTTGTCGTTCTTAGCAGCGACTCCAATGCGAGTAAGTGTCTCGCGAACTTTGAGGAAGTCGTCTTGCTTTTCTAATGTGACTTCTACTAATTTTTCGACCATGATCAATCACCCTTATATAACTGTTTTTTCATCGCGGTGATTTGGTCGTCGGATAGAATCTTCATTGCTTCTTCGGCTTTCGCGTCAGAGTAACCATAATATTCCTTGACAACACTCAAATCACTACTTTGAGCCTTTTTATGCCATTTGCTGTATGGACGCTTTTGGGCTCTAACAATATTTAGGAGAAAATCATATTTGAGTTTATTATCCAGAGTCGAAAACTTATTCATCTCGTTCGCCCAGAGAACGGTGTCTCTATGAAACGAAAGTGCTCGATTTACCATAAACGATGAATATGATTTTTCATCCTGTTCTGTCAGGAGAGCATATTCTTTCGTCTGGAGAATCGAAGGGATAACTTCTTTGAATAGATCAGCCATTGAACTTACACTCCACCATCATCTCGGTAAGACATGCGGTGAGGTTCAGTTCCTGGTCGGCAACAAATGCTGCCTGATATTGATACTTGGCGAGAATCAAGACAGCATTCGGAATCGTGGACTTATCCATAATATCATAAAGACTATCATAGATCTTACGATAGATCTTTGCAGGGTCATCGCTACCAAAGTCAGCAACCCACTTACGCATTGCACTGAAGTTTTGATCTTTGAGTGATGTTACCAATTCATTGATTGAAACATCAGCAATACTCGTGAGAATACCAGAGTCAATCTTACCACTGACGGAGTAACGCTGCAGTTCGTTTAGAACACGACGATAATCTGGGAAGTGCTTTTTGACAACTTCAGCCAGCACTGCTTTATCAAACGGAATCTTCTCACCAGTCAAAATCTCTGATGCGCGCTTCATGAAAGCCATAGCCATCTTCGGCTTATCTTCTTTACGCAGTTTGAATTCAATTACTGCACATCGACTATGCAGCGGTTCAATAATTCGATTCTTGAAGTTACAAGTCATGATGAAAGTGCAGTTATGCGCAAACTCTTCCATCGCAGCACGCATGGCTGGCTGCGTA